CAAGTATTCGAGATTAAAAAATGAGCTATGTACTTATTTTATTTGTCGCCATGAATAACGGCGATTACTACAATGAGCTTGTGAGCCATTCACGCTTTTCAGATAAGCAGGAATGTGAATATGTGGCACACCAGTTAAATGAAAAAACCGAAGCTACTGATCAAAAATTTTATTACTGTGGAGAAACTAACTAATGAGCCGTCTAACTAAACAATTACGCGAAAAAATGCTTGAAACTGTTTTGGATCATGCATTTTCTGAAAAACAGAAGCAGGCCAATGTCGAACTATATGCTGCTGGCGATGCTCTTTATATGAATTATCATGGTGAGTATTTAAAAACAATGCAGAAGTTACCGGCCAGTTTTCTTTACAGGCAAGGCCGCATGAGAACAAACATAGGCGGTCAAAGGCACGATGTTTTTCTTAGTGAACAAAAGCCCATGTCTTATGAAAGCAATAATTCATGCCTTGTGTTTGAAGCAGATAATCCGGTTGCAATTGCTTGGCTAAAAGCTAGTGATAAAGTCAAAGATATGGCTGATCAAAGAAAAGCAATGAGTCGCGAAGTAAATGCAGTTCTTGAAAGCGTCCAGACATTTAAAAAACTTTGGGAAGTATGGCCGCAATCCAAATCCATATTAGAGAAATTTGAAGAAAAACCATCTATTGCCATTCTGCCTGCTGTACAGGTAACCAGACTAAATAAAGTGTTGGGACTACCAGCCGAAGGAGATAAAAACAATGAACAATGAAATCAGCTTTGAAGAATCTGCGGCAAAAGTTGTATCAATGCTTGAGCCAAGAATGCAGACATTAAGCGTTGAGCTTTGCTCACTTAATATTGTTCAGTGCTTTGGACGTATTGCAGAAGAAATAAAGAGTGAATTTCCATCTACTGATCTGATTCAGTTGATGCTAGGCCGTATTTTAATTAATACAATTGCACAGGCGCTAGCATCGAATGGCATTGCTTCTGAAGCGTACAAGCTTACTAATGAGCGTGTATTGTCATTTGGTGGATCGGTCACAGGGCTAATGCAATCAACCTTCTGCCAGTATCGTGTACATGCGGCAAGCCACGACTTAGAAAAAATGGTACAAGGCTTAAATCCGATGACTGAAGAACAGTTTAAGGCAATCAGTCATGAGCGAGCTGAAACACTAGCCAATCTTTACCAGTCACTTAGAACTATATCGCTAGAATTCAATCTAAGCCTGGAAGAATGCATTACCTACGCACTAGAAGAAGGAATAAAAATATGAGAGGTGTAAATAAAGTTATTTTGGTGGGTACGTTAGGGAAAGACCCTGAAACTAAAACATTTCCAAACGGCGGCCAGATATGTACTTTTAGTATCGCTACTAACGATAGCTGGACTGATAAGAACACAGGGGAGCGTAAAACTTCTACAGAATGGCATAGAATCGTAGTGAATGGCAAAGCTGCTGAAATTGCACAGCAGTATGCTAAAAAGGGCAATCATGTTTATATTGAAGGATCAATTAAGACCCGACAATATACGGATCAGAATGGCATGGAGCGAAGTGTTACGGAAATAAGCTGTGTAAACTTTCAGCTTCTTGATAGCCCAAACCATAACCAGCAGGCAGATAGCTATAACCAGCAAGGCAGAAACCACAGCGGCAATGGTGGAAATATAGGACAATACGGCCAGTATGATAAGCGTTCTAATGATCATGGCTCATTCTCAAATAATGGTTATCAATATAATCCAGGCTTTACCAGCCGATAAATGAATAAACGCGGATATATTCTATCCGCTTTTTTAATGGTGAATATATGAATATGTCAGAACAGGAAATTAAAGACAATGCGCCTGAAGGCGCTACACATTATTTAAATGGCATTTATTATAAAGAAAATGATTATGGTGTGTGGTCTATTTATGATAATGGCTGGAATCCTTCATTTAGATTCCCTGATGAAATGCCAAAGCCCCTATGATGGGGCTTTTATTATAGTGCCTTTAATGCCTTGTAAAATACTTCAGCATATTCAGCAATGCGCTTGGCACGATCAGTACCGTTCACAATTCTACGCGCATTAACGAAATCAATTTTAGATTGATAAATATAATCAGATAATTTTTTACCGGTATATAAGCCCACTTTCATTGAATAGATAATCGCTTTAACAGAATATTCACGCTGTAAAAGCAATTCAGGATGATTCAGGAAATCAACGCCAAAAACCTTAGATAGTTTTTCGTAATTATCAAACCAGGTATTTTGAGCATCACCGCGACCATAGTACAAGTGAGGATATTCATCAAACGTGTAAACCGTATCTTTACGGCCATTCTTATAGCAGTATTTAACGCCTTTACTGTTTGTAAGCCATGTACCGTATGGCCGGCCTTTACCTTTGCCGTATTCTTCAATCGGCTGCATTTTGGTATCTGTTTCATGCCAGATCGTCGCCAGAATATAAGCAGCTTGAGCATAAGACAGGGATTTATCCTGATCCATGACAGAAACACGATATTCAATTTCATCAACTTGGCTTTGAGTTAAACGCCCAAACCTGGCGCGTAAAATATCATATCCGGCTTTGGTGAGTTTCATTTAGACATATCCCCTTTTACTTGCCTTAATTGAGGTATACAGGGCAAAGCCTGCAACCCCAACCCAAATAACGGCGTTAGAAAATGGTATAAATTTTGGCGCGGTCCATGTGGCAACAGCGCCCAATAGAATAAAGCAAGACCAAGCCTTAGCCCAAGGATTGACTTTGATCCGCTTATTCAAAAGATTAAACCAGATACATACAAAAGTGATGATCAAGCATATATTCACTATGGCTGTGTAATAAGGGATGAAATTCATTCTGAATCTCCTGTCTTTTCCTTTACCCACTTAGTAGCATATTTTTTGAACGCCATTTGTATAAGTTCAGGCAAGAATTGTCCACTTGTGCAAAGAATGACTGTGATTAAAACCAGTCCAGCAAGATTGTCATGACCGATATAAACCCAGGTAGGGTAAGCAGTCACCAAGGCGATAAAAGCACCCTGTAGGCCGCCCCTGATCCGGCTTTTAATCGGTTCATTTGTAGAAGTGAGATAGATAAAAAATGAAAAAAAAGTTACAACCAAAACAAGCACTATCTCAATAGTCTTTTCATTAAGTATCTGAATAAGTTTATCCAATTTGGTACACCTTCCAGGCTTTTTAGGTATGGTATCAGAAATTGCAAGTAATCATAAAAAAGTCATTTAAAACCAGATAAAAGAAAAGCCCCGAAGGGCTTTTTTTATATTGTTTTGACTGTAAGTGTTCCGCTTGGCAAGTCAACAGCACTGGCTGTAGGGTTTTGATGGTACACAGTTACTATATTTGCGCCAGTACACTCAGCCCATAAATGAGTGCCGTTCAAAGCACGACTGAATGAACAAGCTACCATATCGCCTAACTTCGCACCGGTTAATGTGACATTCCAGTATTGAATCTCATTAGGCGCAAGGCTAACAGGGTCATACGTTACCGAAGCACTAAGGCTCGGCTGTGGTGCTTTACCTACTAGATTAACGGTTACATTCACACCGCCATGATAGATCACTTCAAAAACAGGAGAACCGCCAATGTTTGAGAACACTACTGGTCCAGACTGATTGTTCAGAGTATATCCGGCTGGGGGGTTAAATGTAATTGATTGCAGCACATTGCCTGTTGCGTTAGCAAACTTGATCGTCCTATTTGAATAGCCAAACAATCGGTAGAGCGATTTCTTGCCTTCGGTTAAATTCACTACCTTGTTTTGGGTGAATACTGGCGAAATCACAGGGGAAGTGTTTGCAGAGAATATAGGTACTGTCAATGTATTAGCACTGTTAAGCCCTTGAGCCTGAACTACAGCAGAATTATACCCGGCAGTAACGCCTAGTAAATAGGTTTGATCTAAAGTATTATCACCCTTGCGGTAGTTACCTACGTGTAGGCACTTATCCAGGTCTAATCCAACATTGTTAGCGATTGTGATATTGGTGTTTGCATAACGAGTATTTTGAATTATATCAAACTCGGCTGCTTCACAATATAGCTCGTCAATTGTACCAGCTTCCAAGCCAGCACTAATAGACGATCCCAGCGACAGGACACAGAAATTGTTTTGCGACGTAATACTTCCGATAGTTGGCGGGTACAATGCGCTTAGCTGCACACTGATGCCAGACGTACTACAGTTAATATTACCAACATTAGCAACGCTAGCATCCCCACCAGTAGTGTGATAGACACCGCCAAACGCATATTTAAGATTCCCGGCAGTTACACCAGATGGAAGTATTGGGAAAATTTCTAATGTTTTAGCTGCTTCATTTTTGGAAGTAATCAGATAACTTTCATTATTGATTACCACATAGCCGACCTGTGTTTTATAGTCGGGAAAGTTTGTTACAGATATAGTTGTACGTTGCGTACCTGTACCTGCTTCATCAGAAACTTTTGTGAAGTCTG